GTTAGCGATATAACAGCAATAGCAAAGAATTTTACTAGATCAATTGCAAAAAAAGAAATTCTTGGCTGGGAAACTTTTTTAAAAGGTGTGCTTGAAACTCATCCTACTATATTTTCAAACCCTAATGCAGCCTGGGCAGACCTAACCGCTACTCAACAAACCGTATTTGAAAAAGTTTTAGAGAATGTAATCATCATGGAGCAAGAATGGTTAAAGACTGTACCTGCTTATGATTATGTTCTTGAAATACCCTTCAGACAATTTTGGACTGACCCCACAACTACTGTAAATCAAATTAAAACTTTTGCAGGTGTCGATAGAGAAACTGACGCAGAAATGATGTCTATCTATCAAACAGCAGCCACAAAGTTTGTCGCAGATTATTTGAACTGATCTGGCTTGACAGGCTAATTATATACAGCTATAATTAGTCTTTTACCTAAAAATCCCCCAGTTTCTCCGGTAAAACCAGAGTAATGCACTAATTATTCTTACAACTCTTAAAAAAGGAGGGCATACCAATGTCAAAACTACTTAATATCGTAGTCAACACAGTAATAGGCCTGATGTTTTTATCAAGTGGCGTGGCGGCTGCATACGATAATGGCACCAGTAAAGTCGACCAAAAGGAATTAATGTGCTTGGCACGTAATATCTATTTTGAGTCAGGTGGGGAACCAGAAGCCGGCAAAATTGCCGTGGGAATGGTTACTCTAAACAGAGCTACAGATCCTAGATGGCCTAAAACTATCTGCGGCGTAGTCAAGCAAAAGACAGTATTTGTACAACCTCGAGAAGTTACTTCTACCAAAGTGGTAAAAGTGGGCTGGTTTGGCAAAACTGAAACTCACGTGGAAAAACGCACAGTACTACATCGTAGAACTGTGTGCCAGTTTAGCTGGGTCTGCGAAGTTACCCGTAAGATCAAAGAAACTGATCAAAGATGGCTTGAAAGCATGGCCGTTGCAGAGCGGCTTCTTGGCGGGGACTATTATCACTACAAGGAAGAAATGGGAGAATGGCTATGGTTCCACTCTTCTAAAGTCAATCCTCGTTGGAAGAATACCCGCAGAGACATTCGTATAGGCAATCATATCTTCTACGTTGACAAAAATCAATAAATAGATTAATGCGAGCTTACGAATTCATCAGCGAAAAAACAGACCCTAAGATATGTCGTAGTCCTAAAAGACTGGGCAGAAGCGATCACAGCTCCTGCGTAAGTCAAGGACTACGTCCACATCAATCAAAGGGTAAGGGGCATACAGATGGTCATGGCAATTATCTAAAAGGCCACAAAGCCAAATCTGTACACTACGGTGGTGCTGTTAAAGACTACGACGGTAAACCTTAAACTCGGAACGATTCGCCACAACCGCACCGATCACGCTCATTGGGATTACTAAAGTCAAATCCTTCATTGAGTCCATTACGAACCCAATCTATAGTCATACCTTTAAGATAGGGTTCGTATTTTTTATCTAACACAATTGCTATATCGTTGGTTGCAACTATATGGTACAGTGCCTCGTCATCTAGTTTATCAAAGTATTCTAGTGTATAGGCCAATCCACTGCATCCTGTGGTTTTGACTCCTACTTTGATGCCTAGCCCTCGACCGCGTTTGGCTAACTGCTGCTTGACTTTTTCAACTGCTAATGCTGTAATAGTTATCATGCTCATATTTATAGGGTAAATACTGGACAAGGAGAGCATATGGCTTATTCAGACAAAGTAATTGATCACTATGAAAACCCTCGCAATGTAGGTAAGTTTGAAGAAGACGACACTATTGGTACAGGTATGGTCGGTGCACCTGCCTGTGGCGATGTAATGAGATTACAGATAAAGGTAAACAATGAAGGCATTATCACAGACGCAAAATTCAAAACATATGGCTGCGGTTCAGCAATCGCAAGTTCATCACTCGTTACGGAGTGGGTCAAAGGTAAGACGTTGGCAGAAGCAGGATCTATTAAGAATAATGAGATCGCCGAACATCTTGCACTCCCCCCAGTTAAAATACATTGCTCAATTCTTGCTGAAGACGCGATCAAAGCGGCTGTAGAAGATTATAGGAAAAAACATCATGCTTGAACTTACTGAATCTGCAAAATTAAAAATCACTGATCTTTTAGCAGAAGAAAACAATCCCGATCTTAAATTAAGAACCTTTGTACAGGGCGGCGGCTGTAGCGGCATGCAATACGGATTTACCTTTGACGATCAAAAGAACGAAGATGACTTTGAGTTTGGTATTCCCGGAGCAACAGTTCTAGTTGATGCCATGAGTATGCAGTACCTCACTGGTGCTACTATAGACTACAAAGAAGACCTGCAGGGATCTAGTTTTAGTATTAAAAATCCCAATGCTGAAACAAGTTGTGGGTGCGGAAGTTCTTTTAGTGTAGCATGAACTACCGAGCACTAAAAAATGAATGGATTGAAGCTAATCCAGAAACAGAATACACACCAGGTCCAAATGGTGCTGTGCTAATTCCTCCAGCCAATTCCAAAGTGTATCTACACTGGCTCAACGACAAAGGCAAGTTAGTAAACACCTACACAATGACCTATGCTACTTTAGTTAACAGTCGTGTAAAGATTATAGCCGCAGATCGCACAGCTAGAATACATGCAATTGAGCTATAATTGGTAAAACCGCTAGTTGACAGATTACCAAAATACCTGTATAATTACCGTATGTTCAACAAAACATCAGAGATGTAATATGCAGGCACTCAAAGAGACTACAGGCGGAGACTTCCACCCGCACATCTATCTGTTGGATGGCACTACATTAGTTGCCTACATTAAACAGTACGAAAAAACACCTTATTATTTTAAAAGTCCTATCAAAGGTTTTGACAAGCGTGGCCGTAAGTTTATGGAAGTCACGCCTAATCCCTTTAAAACAAAAGTAGTGTCTAATACTATTACAGTACAAGGCAGTAAAGGACAAACTTATTCAATAGATCCAGATGCCAAGACCTGTACTTGCCCTGGATTTACTTTCCGTGGTAGTTGTAAACATTTGGAGATGGTATGAGTAATTGCGACAGCATTATCCGCACATTAGAAGATCACCCTAGCCGACTTAACAAGGAAGCTATCATCGAAGCTGAAGCAGGCAATACAGAATTGTTTGAAGGCTTTAATTTGGCCCTAGACAATCTAATCACCTTTGGTGTTAAGAAAGTTCCTACACATGGTGGTCCAGACGGCCAAGGTCTGCCTTGGGAAGCGTTTAAGGAACTCTGCTTCCTGTTGCGTACACGACAGCTCACAGGCGACGATGCTCGAACTGCAATTGAACTAGCACTGAGCGCCAGTACCAAGTCACAATGGAACGATTGGTATCGCCGTATCCTTATCAAGGACCTGCGTTGCGGTGTTAGTGAAAAGACTATTAACAAAGTTAAGAAGGGTGCTGTTCCTGTATTTGAATGTATGCTGGCACATGACGGCGCTAATCACGAAAAGAAAATCACAGGCAAGAAACTGCTTGAACCAAAATTGGACGGGGTTCGTGTACTAACAGTCATTGACATTGAAAGCCGCACAGTTACACAGTACACTCGTAATGGCAAAGTGTTAGAAAACTTTACACACATCACAGAAGGTCTGGCACAACACATTGACGACTTTGAACGTAGTTTTGTTTTGGACGGTGAAGTAATCAGCACCAGCTTTCAAGCACTGATGAAGCAAGTACATCGTAAAGAAAATGTCCAAACTGATGATGCTGTACTGATGCTGTTTGATATTCTTCCCCTAAGCGAGTTCAAACAAGGTAAAAGTGTGCTGGGTCAGCGCCGCCGTAGTAAATATCTAACTAACTTCAAAGCCACTTTTGACAAAGTAGGCAACATTGGAATTATTCCACAGACTGAAGTTAATTTGGATGAATACGTGGGTGAACTACTGTTTAAAGATTTTAACAAAGAAGCCATTGACAACGGCTACGAAGGCATTATGATCAAAGATCCTGATGCTGTCTACGAGTGCAAGCGTAGTACCAGCTGGCTCAAACAAAAACCATTTATTGAAGTTAGCTTGGAGGTTACGGATGTTGAAGAAGGCACTGGTAGGAATGAAGGAAGGCTTGGAGCACTGGTTTGCTCCGGACAAGACGACGGGAAAGATATCGTGGTCAATGTTGGTAGTGGTTTTAGCGATAGTGATCGAAGTGATTTTTGGGATAGCCGTGATAGCCTTGCTGGTCAAATAGTTGAAGTTCGAGCAGATGCTGTTACACAAAATCAAGATGGAACATACAGTTTGAGATTTCCACGATTCCTACGTTTCCGTGGATTTACCGCAGGAGAAAAGATTTGACAATGCCAGACGAAAGATATCGCGCCATAGAGCGTACTCGTACCCTACTGTTCAATCTAATAAGTGCAGAGCATACTCCCCGAGTTCCCAAAATCATTAGAGACGAAGCTCGTTATTGTCTAAGACATTTTCCCACTAGATTTGATATGGAAATGACCGCAGACAAAGCACCCGAAGTATTTCAAGAACGTATGGAGCCATTATATCGAATGGTTAAAAAATACGATATGGAGAAAAACAATGATTCGAAATAACAGTATTTGGACCAGTGCCGCTGGATCCAGATTCCTAGTTTTAAACACATATACTGACGGCGAAGATATTAAATGGGTTCATTATCGTCAATTCGATTGTGACGAGTGTAGAGAGTTTAGCTGTTATCAAGAAGCCTTTCTTAGCCGTTTTACGGAAATACCCAGTGAACGCTAATAAAGCAAATAAAGGAGAAAAAGTTTAAGTGGCAAAACAAGACCAAATTAGCATGATGGGCAAAATTGAAGAAGTCCTGCCCAATGCTATGTTTAGAATTAAGTTAGAAAACGATCATATTATACTGGGCCACATCAGTGGCAAGATGCGTAAAAATAAGATACAGATATTATTGGGCGACACTGTCAAAGTTGAAATGAGCCCTTACGATCTATCTCGTGGCCGCATAGCCTACAGAGAACGTTAAAAAAGGCTCCTAAGAGCCTTTTTATTCTTCAATACCTAAATATAACGCCCAATCCGGATGCCGTATTTCAAACGGCATCTTTCGCCGCTTGTCCACAAGCTCCCAGTATGTAGGCTTACGGGGTTGAGTTTTAGGCTTGATCTTTTTGTTATTACCCTTGTTTGCATTACATGGAGCACAGGCAGTGGTAGCATTTTCAAAAGTAGTCTTACCACCGTGACTGGTTGGCAGCACGTGATCCAATGTGGCTGTACGTCTGCTAACATCAACTCCGCAGTACTGACACGCCCAACCGTCACGAAGAAACACATTAGATTTTGAAAATCTAATATTGGTCTTTGGCTTCATGTATTCTGTCAACATCATAACAGCTGGTACAGGAGTAGACCAGTTAGCGGAACGCACAATCCAATCCTCATGCCATGCTAATACCGTGGCCTTTTCTAAGACCATGTATTTGATAGCGTCTTGCCAATTAATGACAGAAACTGGTAGCAGGTTGACGGGCTGTGCGTCTGAATTTAATAAAAGTACATCACTCATGACTGTATTTATTTGGTTAAGTTACCACATAATTATAACATAGATTTTACCAGAGAGCAAGTTAAATTCTTTTCTCGCTATCCGCCGACAATCCCCAAAGTTGTCTACTCTCTACTCCCTTTTTTTGTGCAAACTGTTTTGGATTACAGTTAGCACAGACATGGAAGTAATGATTACTGACACGTTGCTTGTCCATCTTTCCTTGATCTCTTTCAAATAAGGACTTGCAGCTATCGCATTGGAAGACCACTACAGTTTTTATTCTACTATAAGAGCATGACTTTTTTAGTTTACTAGTTCTAGTGTATTTGGTCACTATTTTTTTAATTTGTATGAACATTGAATATTTACATTCGGATTATAAAAATCCAAACTAAATAGCATATTAACAACTCACATTGAGAAAATCTATGACCATTAACTATATCAATACCGGTTCAAGCTCCAACTCAGGCAACGGTGATACTCTACGCCTTGCTTTTACTAAAATTAATGCTAATTTTGGCGAGTTAG